ATGAAGATCCTCAAGGGCAATCTCGTTTCCGCACCGGCGCTCGGCAAGCTCGAGATCGTCGAGCACGGCTGCCTCGTCCTGCATGACGACGGCAGCATCCAAAGCGTTGAAAAGGCCGTGCCGCAGAACGCCGACGCGGAAGTCATCGACTACGGTGATAGCCTCATCATGCCGTCTTTTGTCGACATGCACCTGCACGCGCCGCAGTACCCCATGCTCGGCATGGGCATGGACCTGCCGCTGATCGACTGGCTCAACACCTACACGTTCAAGACCGAGGCGCGCTTTGAAGACAGCGACTACGCCCGCCGCATTTACAAAAAGCTCGCGAGCGACCTCATCACGAGCGGCACAACGCGCGTTTGCATGTTTTCCTCCCTCCACACGGACGCGACGCTCATTTTGATGGAAGAGCTCGAAAAGGCGGGCGTCACGGGCTATGTCGGCAAGGTCAACATGGACCGCAACGGCAGCCCCGAGCTTCAGGAGACGACCGAGCAGTCCAAGCGCGAAACGCTGCGCTGGCTGGACGCGTGCGGGCGCTTCCAGACCGTCAAGCCCATCCTGACGCCGCGCTTCACCCCATCGTGCACCGACGAGCTGATGAGCTGGCTCGGCAAGCTCGCCGCGGAGCGCGGGCTGTACGTCCAATCGCACCTGTCTGAAAATAAGGGTGAGATCGCGTGGGTCAAAGAGCTCTGCCCCGACTGCGCGCAATATTGGGAGAGCTACGACCGCGCGGGGCTGTGGAAGGACCATACCGTCATGGCGCACTGCGTCCACTCCGACGAGCGCGAGCGCGAGGCCATGCGCGAGCATGGCGTCGTCACGGCGCACTGCGCGGGGTCGAATATCAACATCTGCTCGGGCGTCGCGCCCGTGCGGACGCTGCTGCGCGAGGGCAACCTCGTCACGCTCGGGTCGGATATCGCAGGCGGCGCGCTGCTGGCGATGAACAAGGTCATCACCATGTCCATCCGCGCGTCGAAGTTCCGCCACATGCAGAGCGACGGAAAGGACGAATTTCTGACCGTTGAGGAGGGCTACTACCTCGGCTCCAGCGCGGGGCACGAGTATTTCGGCGGGCACGGCGGATTTGTCCCCGGCGACTATATCCACGCCATTGTCGTCGACGACTCCGACTTTACCGAGGCCGCGCATCCGCTCTCGGTGCGCGAGCGCTTCGAGCGCGCGATTTACATGATGCACCGGCACAACATCGTCTCCGTCTGGTCGGAGGGAAAAAACGTCGTTTGCCGATGAAAGACGGGGGAGAGGGCGCGCCCCTCTCCCCGATTCCGGAAAATCGCAAAAATTTTTGGACAAACTATTGACAAAAGGCTATCTTATTTGGTATAGTAGCTTCTGTCCTGTCGAGCAGGAATATTTGGCGGCATAGCTCAGCTGGCTAGAGCATGCGGTTCATACCCGCAGTGTCCCCGGTTCAAATCCAGGTGCCGCTACCAGATGCACGGGATGCGAAAGCATCCCGTGTCTCATATGGCCCGTTGGTCAAGTGGTTAAGACACGGCCCTTTCACGGCTGTAACATGGGTTCGAATCCCGTACGGGTCACCACAGTTGGAGGCTTAGCTCAGCTGGTTAGAGCGCCTGCTTCACACGCAGGAGGTCACTGGTTCGAGTCCAGCAGTCTCCACCAAAAAAGCCTTGAAACTCAACGGTTTCAAGGCTTTTTCTTTTTGCCCGATTCCGGTTTTGTTAGTAACGTGCCTGTAACAGCCGCTACGATCGTATCGGGGTCAATATGGGTGTAAATGTTTGCAGTAGTAGAATAATCTGCATGTCCGAGAACTTTTTGAAGGATCTCTGGCGGAAGACCTTCCTTTACCGCGCGCGTGGCGTAAGTGTGGCGCGTGGCATGGGGAGTCTTTTTTTCTATCCCGAGGCGGGACAGCAATGGGTAATAATCGCGCTTTCGGTAATTTTCGGGGGAATGCTGGCCCTCATAGCCGGAGAGCAACAGTGGCCCAGTCGCTTTGGATGCGAAATATGCAAAGTAAGGCTTGCCCTCGCCCCGAATCGGAATTACACGGTTACGCCCGGCTTCCGTTTTCTCACCGCCAATCACGTAGGTCTCGTGATAAGATGCGACGGGAAGGGAAAATAGCTCACCGATGCGCATGCCGGTCGATAGAAGCATGAGCACGATCTTCGCTGCGTCGCTGCCGTTGGATTCCAGCTTTTCAATATCGCCATCAGTGAAAATCTCCTTTTCCTTTTTCACGTTTTCGGGAAGTTTGATGTAATGCGCAAAATTTGTCACGCAAATCTCTTCCCGCATGGCCCAGTTTGACATTTGTGTCGCGAGCTGCTTGTATTTCGAAACGGTGGAGTGGGACTTGCTCATATGCTGGTCAATAACCGCCTGGAAATCCGCGGCGCGCAGATCGCGGAATTTCTTGTTGTGCAGCGGGGCAAAGACATCAAATGCGCGGTCATAAGATTCCACCCCGCTTGAGCCGATCTCGCGGTAGTGCTCCGCTTTCCACGCATCGAACACCTCGGAAAAGGTCATATTGTATCGCTCGTCCAGCGGTTTGCCGGAGAGCCGTTCCAGCGCTTCCAGCGCGTCAGACTTCTTCGAGTAGTATCCGATGATAACCCGATTCTTTGCGGCGACCCACGGACGCGACCTGCGCCCTGAGAGCTTATATACCGTGCCGGTTCCATTGGCGCGTTTGAGCGCCTTGCGCTTTTCCGGTACTTGCTTTTTGCCGCACATAGGACAAAACAGCGCGCCATCCGGCAGCGCTGCTTTACATTTGATGCAATTCGCCATGTTAGCCCCTCCAAAATCCATAGTCGGCGCAGTGCATATCGATATACAAGCCCCATGCAGCCAGTAACACCACCGCGATGAACAAAAATAAAATCACGCCGTTTCGGATACGGACGCCGCGCCGCATGATCTCGATCGTGTCTGCTTTCGCGTCCACGTGGCGTTCAAGCTCATCGTTGCGTGCTTGCAAAGTTTCTTCGGTTGGCGTCAAGTGTTCGGAAATTCCGAATATTTCGTCAAGGGATATGCCGAGCACCTTGCAGATCGGCGCGACAGTGTAAATGGACGGGGCTTTCGACATTTTGGAAAAGAAGTTCTGGACGGTGGACAGCGGTACGCCGGAAGCGTCGGAAATATCGTGGTAGGTCAGTTTCAATTCTTCTTTACGAAGTTTACACAGCTCTTGGATATTCATTTACATCACCTTAACTTTTCCGGTTTTCGTACTTTTCGGGTTCCAAAAGTGGGTCTGTCGAATGCGGTCGAATGCCGTCGTGTTGCAAGGTCTTGGTATTGAAGTGGTAAGGTAAAGCGCGATATGGTCAAAACAAGCAGCGGCGACCGCTCCCCGCTGCTGCTGAAAAGCCCTCGCCGGTGTTGCAGAGGCGGCGAGGGCTTTTTCAAAACTAACTATGGCGCGGATTGCTTCGGCGTTTTGTCAATCTTGCTTACGCTAATCCCAGAATGGCATACCGGGCATCCGCTATATCCAAGCCACTTGCAAAACTCTGTGTTGTGCGATTGATATGTATCTGCTGCTTCGACTACGGGACAATCGTATCTGTGAAAATAGGTTGATCCGGTTACGATATATCCCGTCGAGTAGTAAGTATTAAAGTGATACGATTGCAAATCAGAGAGTTCCGATTTCACACTGGAATTTGCGCTTTTTAGACTGGCTATCGATTGGTCTTTCTCTTTGATTTCGGATGCCAGAGCCTTTTTATCGGAACTCCATCCCGCTGCTTGCCAGACATTCCCAGCGAGGCTCAGCGCAAGAGCGACAACAAGGCCAATCACCAACGCTCGCGGCGCGGCCTTTTTAACCGGCTTTTTGGGGATGACGGCAGGTGGGTTTGATTCAGCGGTTATTTCTGGCTCACTTGGCGGTTCAGGTTCAACTTTGGGCGGAGTAATGGAATTTCGGGCGGATTGGTCGTGAAATGCAGGTTCGCCATCTGGCGAGGGTGTCCATTCTGGCGGGTCGTTAAAGGCCCCGGGAGAAAATAAAAGCCGACGCTTTCCAAAATAAATCAAGCAGAAATATAGCCAAACTGATAAGAATACGGCTTCCATTATTGGGCGACCGAAATATTCAAAGTCAAACAGGCCCCAGTGCGCGCCGAGGATGGCGAGGAAAGCGTTATAAACAATCTGCCATCCAAAAAGGGCGGAATAAAATCTGACCCCAGACCACTCCATTCTATTTAGCCCAGCGGCTGCTCCGAGCAAAAGGACAATGCCAAGCCACATATATATGGCATCTATGATAAAGTACGGTTTTGCAGCTTCGGCTGCCGTGCTAATTGCGACCGTTGCCTGTATTGCGCGGAAAAAGTTTAGGATAGCTCCAATCGGAAGGCATACCCGTATTAGTTTGTAAAATTTTAACGGGGTTTCTGATTCGCGGAGATAGCATGGACGAATGAAGTGATCTCGTATAGATTTGATGACTTTTGATTTCTTGCTCTCCTGATAACTGGATTGCTTTTCAAAATAATCGGGGTCGGTATACAATCCCATGCGCAAGACCTCCTAACATTACCTTCCCGTGGTGAATATGATTAGTTTATGAGAGATAATAGGTGAAATAACTTGAACGGAGGATACATAGATGAAAGAGCAATACGATATGCAGGGTCTTGACCGAAAGGCGGAGATTCAATACCATCTGCTCACGGAGGAAAACAAGGAAAAAGTCAATCGTTTTGTTGAGAGCTTAATAAAAGAGCAATATATTCCTGCGCCTTAACCTTGTTTTCGTCGTTCAACTGCTCGTATTTAGGAATGGGTTCGCCAATCTCGGCGGGCTCATTCTTTTTTTCTGCACCGAGAACGCGGTCGACAGTCACGCCGAAATAGTCTGCGATCTTTTGGGCGGTCTCAACGTGGACGGTCTTCTTTCTCCCCATCTTCAAATCGGTAATAAGCCCCTTGCTGACGCTTGCTTCCGTGCACATTTTACCGGGCTTTACGCCTTTCTCATCGCATAGTTCCTTAATATTCTCGTACAGATTAGACATAATAGCCCCTCTAAAATTGTGTAAGGATACAAATGTACCCCCCTGGGTAAAAATCTTCTTGAAAAGTACCCCGCTGGGTGCTATTATCTAAGCATGGCGATACCCCATCAAGTACTAATCAATGTTTGGTGGTACTTGCATTATAGTACTTTTTGGGGAACTGTCAAGAGCCTTTTGTGATAGGGTGAGGCAAACGCGCGGTTGAGAATGCGGCAGGTCGCCTTCCCGCCGTATCTCGTCACACTTTGTTTCCGCCGCGTTGCGGGTGCAGGCGAGCACCCCTCGGCGCGGTTGAACGGCTTCGTATGAGAAACGGGTGCGCTGACCGCACCGCTGTCCGTTCAGTTACCGGGAACACAGGAAATTAGGCATGAAGCCCGCGATAGCCGATGTGGCCTGCATGGGCATCACCCCTTTCCGCACGTGCAGCTTTATTCTATCACAAAAGGTTCTCTAATTCAAACTACTTGAATGGAGGGAATGACTTGTTTTACGAACTGCTGAAAGAAGTGTGCAAGAAGAAGCGCACAAGCCCAAGCGCGGTGTGCCTTGCGCTCGGCATGAGCAAAAGCAATGTGACGAAGTGGAAAGCAGGGAGAAGCCCGAAGATCGACACCGTCGTGCGCATTGCGAAGCACCTGAATGTGCCGGTGACGCGGCTGATCCCGAAGGAGTAAGGAGGAGCAAAGATGACTTGGATTATTTTTCTTTGCGTGTGGGTCATTATCACGGTACTGTCTCTGAGAAAATGCTCGATTGATAGCTCTTGGGTTCCTTTTGCTTCCGGAATGGTCGGCATAATTATTGTGATGATATCGATCATAGTGATTCTTGTTGGAGTGCTTCAAGTGCCTCAGTCTATTAACAACTTTACCAAGCAGAAAGCCTACATTGAAACGCACGAAGCGAAAAATGCCGTAGAAGATGCGGCACTGACGTCAAAGAAAATCAAGCTAAACGAATGGCTTTATGACGCACAGTGCAGCAAATCCAGATTTGGCAGTTGGAGCTTTTATCCTGAAAGCATTTTCGAATTGGAACCGATCGAATAACAAGGAGGAAGAAAGATGAAGACGATTCAGACAATGGACTTAAACGAGTGCGCGGCGTATCTGAGAGATCACGGCCTGCGCATCTCGAATGAATCATTGGCAGACGGCATTCAGCAGGGCGCGTACCCCTTCGGCGTTTGCATCGAGGGCAAGCGCAGGATCTTCCAGATCTTCACGCGGCTGGTGAACGAGTGGATCGCAGAACGCGAGGTGGAGGCATGATCGACACGTTATTTTTCGGCAGCATCGCCGCTACGGTGATCGTGCTCAACGGCTGCGACTTCACGACGAGCCTCGCAGTCATCGGCGCGTGCGCGGTGTGCAAGGTGCTGTATGAGCTGCTGCCGTATATCGACAGGGGGTGCAGACGGTGAGACGGCACGACAAGCGCACGAGAGAGCAGCGCAAGGCGGACGAGGCGATGCTTTTTGCCGGTATCTGCCTGTTGCTGGCGGCGGTGCTCATCGCGGTCTCGGCGATGATGTGATGTACCGCTGCGAATGGTGCGGGCTGACCTTTGACGAGCCCGACGGCTTGCGCAGTCGCGAGAACCTTGACGGTGAGCGCGGCTACGTCCTCGTGACGGAAAAGTTCTGCCCAGACTGCGGCGCAGAGGAAATGTATTTTGAAGAATTGGAGGAGACCGAAGATGGATAACACCCTGATGAAAGTGACTCAACTCCCCGTGATCGAGGAGCATTTGAGGAGCCGGAAGGAGCAGACGGAGCAGCGCGTCGCAGAGGCAATGAGCCTTGTCTGCACCGACGAGACCTTAACCAGCGTGAAGAACATTCGCGCCGAAATGAACCGCGAGTTTGCCGATGCCGAGACCCAGCGCAAGGCCATTAAATCCGCAATCATGGAGAAGTACGACAGCTTCGAATCCGTCTACCGTGAGTGCATCGCCGACCCGTACAAGCGCGCCGACGCAGACCTGAAAGCCAAGATCGACGCGACGGAAAGCGAGATCAAGAGCCGCTGCGAGGAAATGCTGCTGGGCTATTTTCGGGAGCTGTGCGCGGTCAACGAGATCGACTTCCTTTCGTTCGGGCAGACCGGCGTTAAGGTCGATATGGCGAGCGCCAGAGCCAAGACGCCGAAGAAGCTCATGGAGCAGATCAAGCTAAAGGTGGACGGCGTGGCGCAGGACATGAAAACCATCGGCACGATGGGCGAGAACGCGCCGGAGATCATGGTGGAGTACAAAAATAACCTCGACCTCTCGCTTGCGATCTCCGTTGTCAACGAGCGTCACCGCCGCGCCGAGGAGGAGCGCGAGGCCGTGAAACGCCACACGGTTACTCCAGCAGCGCGCGCTGCTGGAGTAACCGTCGCAGCGGCCCCGCAGGTCGTCCCGAAGCGCGTGGAGCAGGCGGCGGTCGAACACCTCACGGTGTCGTTCCGCGTGACCGATACGCGCGAGCGCCTGCGCCTTTTGAAGCAATTCCTTGTCAGCAATGGCTATCAGTACGAATGATTATTTTAAGGAGGATATTACCATGAACGAAATGCAGACCTACAACAGCACCGAAGTTGTGAGCGCCAAGAGCGTGAACGCCGAAATGATGATCTCCCGTCAGGCGCAGGAGGTACAGGCGGCAATGGTCGTCGCCAAGCGTTTTCCCCGTGACGAGATCGAAGCGAACAACCGCATTCTCAACGCCTGCAAGCGCAAGAGCCTTGCCGAGCGCGCGATCTATGAATACCCGCGCGGCGGCGAGAACGTGACCGGCCCCTCGATCCGTCTCGCCGAGGTCATGGCGCAGAACTGGGGCAACCTCGACTTCGGCATTACCGAGCTGGAGCAGAAGAACGGCGAGAGTACCGTCATGGCCTACTGCTGGGATTTGGAGACCAACACCCGCCAGACGAAGATCTTCACCGTGCCGCATATCCGCTACACCAAGAAAGGCAGCGTTGCCCTCACCGACCCGCGCGACATCTATGAAATGGTCGCCAATCAGGGCGCGCGCCGTATGCGCGCGTGCATTCTTGGCATTATCCCCGGCGACGTGGTAGACGCCGCTCTTGCGGCGTGTACCAAGACGATGATGGGAAAGAGCGATGAACCCATGATCGACCGCGTACGCAAGATGGGACAGGCGTTCAAGGATGACTTCGGCGTACCGATGGAGTGCCTTGAAAAGTACATCGGCTGCAAGGCCGAAGCGTTCACGGCGCAGAGCATCGTGCGCCTGCGTAATGTGTATACCTCACTGAAAGAGGGACGCGCGAGCCGCGAGCAGTATTTTGATCTCCCGACCGTCGAAGTGGACGAGACCACAGGCGAGGTCAAGGACGAGCTGCCCGCTCCCGCTGACGCCCTCGGTACGCTGGACGACGGAAAGAGCGGCACCACCAAGCAGGTGAGCATGAATGATCTGTAAGGTCAAGGTCATTTCGACCGGCTCCAAGGGGAACGCCGTACTGCTGAATGATGAAATACTCATTGACTGCGGCGTTCCATTTCGGGAACTCGAACCATACTGCAAGGGATTGAGGCTCGTCCTGCTGACGCATGTTCACGGCGACCACTTCAACCCCGAGACCATCAAGCGCCTGCACTTCCTGCGCCCTGCGCTGCGCTGGTGCGTCCCTCCGTGGCTCATGGAACCGATGGGACGCATCGGCGTGGACCGCCGCGTGACCGACGAGGGCATGGCAGGCCATGTGCTGTTCTACTCCTGTTCCCTTCTCTACCCCGTCTGTGTGTCCTACAATTCCATTCCTCACGATGTCCCGAATTGTGCGTGGCATATCGAATTTGCAAACGGCGAGCGCGTGTTCTATGCGACGGACTGCGCCTCGCTGGACGGCATTGTGGCGCAGGCCTATGACCTTTATCTGATCGAAGCCAACTACGGCGAAGAGGAGATACAGGAGCGCATGAAGCGCAAGCTGGAAGCGGGAGAATTCAGCTATGAGAGCCGCGCAATGGAGAGCCATCTATCCCGCGAGCAGGCGCACGCATGGATCGCCCAAAACGCCGCCATCGGCAAGAGCCACGTGCTCTATCTGCACCAACACCAAAGCGAGGAGGAATTGAAATGAGCATGAATCGAATCTGCCTGATGGGACGCATCGGGCGTGACTTGGAGCTGAAAAAAACGAACAGCGGCGTATCCGTTGTGTCGTTCCCTCTTGCCGTTGACCGCAACGGCAAGGATGGCGGCACAGACTGGATCGACATTGTAGCGTGGCGCGGAACGGCAGAAGTGCTCTGCAACTACGCCGGACGCGGGCGGTTGATCGGCGTCGAGGGGCGCTTGCAGATGCGCGACTGGACGGACAAAAATGGAAACAAGCGCAGGAGCTACGAGGTGCAGGCTGACAGCGTGTATTTCGCGGACAACAGGCGCTCGGAGGGTAATGATACCACCGCGCCGCAATACGCCGCAGAGAGCGCCGCAGGCGGCTTTGCAGAGGTCAGCGAGGACGACGGCGAGCTGCCGTTTTAAGGGAGTAGTCTATGGCAAAGAGCGGGATCGATTACTTTCCGCTTGATGTCACATTGAACGCAAAGTTTGAACTGATAGAAGCAGAATTTGGCTTGACAGGATTTGGTGTAGTCGTTCACTTGCTGCAAGAGATTTACGGCAAGGCGGGTTACTACATTGAATGGACAGAGGAGGTTGCGCTTTTGTTCGCCCGCAAGGTCGGGTTGGGTGGGAGCGTCGTTTCCGAAATAATAGAGGCTTCTATCAGACGAGGGATGTTCGACAAAGAGAAGTATGACAAGTACCACGTATTGACCTCTAAAGGCATACAGGAAAGGTACTTCGAGGCAGTCAGCCGCCGCAAAACTCTTGAAGTCGATTACAACATCCTTCTGGTTGATGTTGCCAAAATTTTGCCCAATGTTTACATTTCTGCGAAAAATGTAAACATTTTTTCAAAAAATGCTGACATCGAACGACAAAGTAAAGTAGAGAAAAGTAGAGTAGAGAAGAGTAAAGAAGAGTACATATTATGCGCTGAGCCGCAAGCGGCTGACGCGCCGCCGGTGATTTCTTTGCCGCTGAATGACGGGACTTTTTTCGACGTGTCGGAGAACGACAGGGCCAAATGGTCGCAGCTCTATCCGAACGTTGACGTTCTGCAACAGCTTAGAAACATGGCGGGGTGGTGCGATGCAAACCCTGCAAGGCGAAAAACTCGAGGAGGAATTAAGCGTTTCATCACCGCTTGGCTTGCCAGAGAGCAGGACAAGGGCGGAAAAGCGCCGCAAAATAAGCCGTTTGTCTACGACTACGGCAACACGGAGGGAAGCCTATGAACGTTGACGCATTGATCGACAGTATCGCGAAAAAGGCCGAGCCTGTGCGTGATCTGGTCGACTACGAGAAAGACGGGTTGCTGTACTGCGGCCATTGCAACACACCGAAGCAGTGCCGCATCCCCATCGGAGGGAACGTTCGCCTTGTCGGGTGTCAGTGTGCTTGCGCGGCACGAGAGTACGAGGCCGAGAAAAAAGCACGCGCGGACCGCGAAAAGCGACTGCGCATCGAAACGCTGCGTGCTGACGGAATCCGCGACAAGAGCCTGACGGCGTGCCGGTTCGATACGGCAACGATGAGCGAGGAAATCGTCAAGTGTAAGCGCTATGCCGACGCATGGGACGATATGCGGCGCGAGAACAGCGGCTTGCTGCTGTGGGGCAACACCGGAAACGGGAAGACCTTCGCGGCGGCGTGCATCGCCAACGAGCTGATTGACCGCGGGATTCCGGCGATGATTACGAGTTTCCCGCGAATCCTCAATGCGGGATATGACAAGCAGGAAATCATCGAGCAGGTGCGATACTACCCACTGTTGGTGATCGATGATCTTGGTGCAGAGCGCAGCAGTGAGTATGCGATGGAGGCGGTCTACACGGTCATTGACGAGCGGTACAAGGCCAAAAAGCCGCTGATTATCACCACGAACTTGACGCTGGACGAGCTATGCAAACCGAAAAACATGGACTACCAGCGCATCTATGATCGCGTGATTGAGATATGCACGCCGCTGGTATTCAAGGGCGACAACCTGCGACGGGACAAGGCGAATAAGCGGCTGCGGTATATTAAGTCGGTGTTGGAGGGAAGCAATGGGCATTGATATTTCTCAGCTGGGAAAGGACGCTCAAGCTCAGATCATGGCAAAGATGGCCGTGCAGGAAGTTAAGAAGCGCAGCAAATACGGCAACCGCAAGGTCGTGTGCGACGGCATCAAGTTCGATTCCGAGCGCGAGGCGGCGCGGTTCGGCGAGCTGAAAGTGCTGCGAGCGATGGGCAAGATTCGCAACCTGCGGCTGCAAGCGAATTTCACGCTCGTGGAGGGCTACACGACCATCGAGGGCGAGAGAATTAAGCCGATAGTCTACCGCGCGGATTTTGTTTACGAGCGGGCGACAGAGCCAGACCGCAACGGCACGGTGCATTGGCTGCGCGAGGTCGAGGACGCAAAGGGCGCGAAAACGAAAGACTATCTGCTGAAAAAGAAACTGATGCAGGACAAGTACGGCATCACGATCCGCGAGGTGTGAGATGAGTTTTGAGCACTGCCACTTCTGCCTGCCGCCGGTGCGCTATCCCGGCTGTCAAAGCCATTGCCCGCATTACGCAGAGGATATCGCAAAGATTCAGGCAGCGAAGGCGGAAGAAAAGCGGCAGTCGCAGGCAAAAGACGATTATTTGGGAGCGTGCCAGTTCAAAACGCGACGCATGCAGAACTTGAAAAAATAAAAGGGAGCAAGAAAAGATGTTGACAGAAAAAGAGTTGGGCGACCGGCTCAAAAACGTTCGAAAAATGCGAAATATCAGCCAGTTTCGGATGGCCGATATGATGGGCACAGAACAGTCATTCATTGCCAAACTCGAAAAGGGCGCGAGCTATCCGAAGGTGTCGACGCTGTATAGATACGCCGAATGCTTTGGCTTGACGTTAAGCGATATTCTGGCGGAATCCCCCCCGGCGAAAAAAGGCATGCTGTCGCCGGAAGAGATCGGCGAGAACATCAAGAAATGGAGTGCGCTGCGGGGCATGAGTATCAAGGGGCTTGCAGAAAAGGCGGGATTATCGCGCAGTAGCATCTTAAACCTCAGAGAGGGACGATGCATCAGCTACATGCCGACGTATCAGTACATTGCCGAAGCGCTGGGCGTGACCGTCGGGACGCTACTCGGCGAGACGGGTGGTGCGGAATGATGAAAGCTGTGCCATTTAAGACGGTGGCGTATCCACAGCTCAAGAAAGCCTTGCAGTCATCGGGCATGACACCGCCGGAGTTGAGCAAGAAGATCGGCGTCTCCCCGCTCTGCGTGTGGCGATGGACAACGGGGAAGAACGAATTCAGCATCGGCGTTATCAAGGCAATCCTTGCTGCGACGGGGCTGACATTTGAAGAGGCTTTCGGGGAGGTACACACATGAGCAAAATCGTGAGATCGAAAACGCCGTTTGAGTTCTGCATTTATCCGGTGCTCAAGGAAGCGTTGGAAAAGATGAACTACAACCAGACAGAGCTGGCGCAATCACTCGGCACGTCGCAGTTTACGGTGTCGGCGTGGGCGCGCGGCGACCGCGATACAACGGTGCGGCTGCTGCTGGCGCTGGAAGATTTGACCGGGATGACGTTCCGGGAGCTGTTCGGAGAATGCGAGGAACGCCGTGGAAGGGTATAGCAATCAGCCGATTCCGAAGGAGGCGGCAAAACGGCTTTTAGCCCTTGATTTGCAGGACAAGGAAATCTTAAGCTACGAGAAGCTCGACCAGTGGTATACCGCATGGGGCGGAAAGTGCTACGTGTCATTTTCCGGCGGCAAGGATAGCACGGTGCTGGCATACTTGGTGGCGCGTTACCTGTCGAGTTTTAGGGTGCCGCCGTGGGAGCTGAACTTGGTGTTTGTGAATACTGGGGTGGAGTACCCGGAGATACAGAAGTTCGTCAATGAGTACGCCGACTGGCTGCGGAGGGAGTTCCCCCGCTTGACTGTCAATCTTGTACGCCTTCGTCCAAAGATGAACGTCCGGCAGGTCGTGACGAAGTACGGGTATAGCGTCATAGGAAAAGATGTGGCGCACCGGATAGAAACCGCGCGGCGATCACCGGAGAGCCGCAGTATGAAGCTATTGCGTGGGGAAGTCTTACGCATTGATGGGGAAAAAAGTATGTACAACTGTGAAAAGTGGGAGTATTTGCTTTCGGCTCCATTTCTCATATCAGACAAATGTTGTGGGATTATGAAAAAGTCCCCGGCAAAGAGCTATGAGCACCGAGCGGATGTTAAACCCACGACGGCAACAATGGCGGAGGAAAGTCTTTTGCGGATGCAAAAATGGCGCGAAACCGGCTGCAACGCCTTTGATGGCAAGCGCCCTATGGGAAAGCCCATGAGCTTTTGGACGGAGCAGGATGTGCTTCGGTTTATCGTAGACCGAAAGTTGCCTATCGCCAGCGTATACGGTGACATCGTGGCGAGCGACGGCGAGAATGACTACGCGGAAACGCTGATTGACTGCAAACTGCACTGCACGGGCTGCCAACGCACGGGATGTATGTTCTGCGCGTTCGGCGTGCATCTCGAAAAGGAAGAAAACCGATTCGAGCGCATGAAGCACACGCACCCGAAACATTATGAATTCTGCATCGGCGGCGGGAAGTTTGACCCCGCGGATGGGCTATGGAAACCCAGTGAAAAGGGGCTTGGCTACGGCCGGGTTCTGGATTACATCGGCGTGAGGTATTGACCATGTATATTGGGAACCATTTAGCTGGAAGCCTGCCGCATTTCAGGGCAGCACCGGAATTATGAGCGTTACCACGAAAGAGACGACTGCGCACGGGCGCGTCGTCTACATCAACGAGGCGCACCGCTACTTTACGGCGGAGGCGGAGGCACATGGATACAAACTCAGAGAGAGT